TTTACCATTAATCTCTCAAGTTCAGTCATAGCCAAACATCAGTTGCGGCCTGCGCCGGTAATGATACACATGTCAGTATAAACGCTAACAACCATTTTTTCATTACACCCTCCCAGCAAAGATGATCTTATTGAAGATGATAGTAGGCTGCAAGGTACTGATTGGAGTACCACTGCCGCCTAATGGCACACTACCGCTAAGTGAAATACCAGTGCCTGCGGCATTGGTGTTACCCGTTGCAGCGCCCGCAGCGTTCACGGTTGTGCCGGTGGGGCCTCCAGTGCCGCCTAACTGGTTGGACCCAGTAATGCTATGAAAATGTGTTGGATCATTAACTACAATGCTTGAGGTAGACAAATTCACATTAGGCAAATTGGCTTGAAGGATAGGAACTGCGGCATTGTCAACGCCACCAGTATTACCTAAAGCTGCGCTGGATAGATGATTGGCAGGGGTACCACCCATATTATCAACACCAGCGGTAACACGGCCACGAGCATCAGGCAGGTTGAACGTAGTGCTACCGTCACCCGTACCAAAAGTAGTTCCTATGACCTGAAACAATTCAGGGTAGCCGGTGCGTGAAATGGCCTGCCCATAGCACAGGAACCAACCCGCTGGTGCTATACTACCAGCAAAATCCTGCACTATCCCAACCGGTGCCAATACTGCACCGTTAAGCTGGCTGATAATGGAGCCATTCTGGCCGGTACCGGCATTGTTTGTGTTGACGGTAAATGCTGCGGTACCGCTGACACTGACACCCCACTGCTTGCTGCCCGGGAAGTAAACGCCGGTCGTAGGGTCAGCCGTAAAGCTGATGGAGGGTGAACCTATTGACCCGTTGCCAAACTTGATGCCGCCAGTGAGTGGTGTCTGCCCATCTGCCGCCACTGAATTGGTCAAAGCATTGGCAATGTCACTGAGGTCACTATTCATCGCTGCCGATGAAATAGTGGTGCCAGGCACGAAGGCTGCCTGTGGCAAGCTATATGTCCCGCTACCATTCCTAGGAATTGGAGGTCTCCCTCATGTGGTATTTATTCCAGCTAGGCATTATTATCTACCTTTGTTACATTTACGCTACCAAACTAACCCCAGATGAAACGCCCGGTCGCATCCTAGCATGGGCAATATTGGTTTCATATGTGGCAACCTGGTTACTCTGTAAACTATATGATCTATTGTTGCGGCTGCGCAATATCCTTACCAAGACGCTGACCTGGGCCAGCCAACAGCGCCGCATAGGTAGCCGCTTGGTTCGTAGGCCAACCGCGCATCCACGCTTGCCCCGGCGCTGACCTGAAGAGCGGACTAAGTGCCTGTGCAGGAGCCTGAGCTAATTCTGGTGCTTTCAACATCAGGCCAAGCGCACTGGCTTCAAGTGCTGGTCCTACCGTGCCCCCCATATAATAATGGATAGGGGCCGCCGCACCTGCTGCTGCCCCTATAGCATGACCTGGGTTAAAGGGTTCGGGAAACGGAACACGCTCCTGAGCTTTCTCTAATTGGCCTAACTCCCTTATATTACTAAGGTTGGGGCGATGGGTACCCCATACCGCATTTTGATCAGCCATGTGTTTGTCAAGAACTTGTGCTAATGCGTTCATACGGGGGTTTTGACTCTGCCCCCAACGCTGGCTGAACCTGAAATAATCGTCAGCGTCGATTCGGCCCTTCTTGTTAGTTACTTTGCCAAGTTCCCCTATTTGATTGGCCATTGCCCTGGCTTGGCCGCCACTGGCACCGGCACTTTGAGCATTAAGCATTGCTTGGCTCAGATCATGATTAAGTGGGTTACCAGTTGCTTGCGACGGGATGCGGGTATTTAGCTTACTGTCAATCAGTTCTTTCACGGCTGATCGGTCTGAGGGGTACTGTTCACCCATAGCCATCAACCGTGACCCTCTCTCCTCTGCAATACTGACCGGGAAGCCAGCTCCCCTTAAAGTATTAGCAGCAGCAGTCCGCGCATTTTGAGCTTGCCGCCCCGCACTAGACCAACCACCAGTTGGCAGGCCACCTGGGAGACCGTAGCCAGCAAACGTGCCAATAGCCCTAGCCCATGGAGCAGCTTCAGGGGTTTGCGCCAGTTCCATGGCCTTAGCTGCGGTCTCACCTGTTACAGTACCCCCTACGGATCTCAATGCAGCGGCCATTGCCGCTTCAGGGCCAGCAAGAGCCAATGGCGCAGTACCAACAAGATTGGCTGCCCCGCTCCTAGCAAGATGCTCAGCAAAGTTTTGCGGCGGCTGTTGCTGCCCTGGGGTTAGAGCAAGCCCCCCAACCCCTGGCCATTGTGACTTACCTTGCAAGACCGCTTCTGTTGAATATGGCTGCGCAAACTTTTGGATCTGCTCAGCACCTGGCACCTCTTCACCCCAACCCAAAGCGCCGCTCATGCCTAAGGCCCCTGCTGAACCCATTTTGGCAAGGAATGATGGCGTGCCCAGCAGATTGGCGGCACCCTCTTTGGCACCAGCTACTGCCTGAGTTGGCGTGTTGGTGAAATAACCGGGTTGGACAGGGGCAGTACCAGTGAACGGCCCAGCACGCTGTTTTTGCAGCGCCTGTAACTGCTCAAGGGACATCTTCTCTAGTTCCTCATCAGTGGGAATGTCTGGTGGCCCACTGGGGGTATCAACCATGGCTATTTTCCTTTGCCGCCACCAGCATCATATTGCGGTAGCGACATGACACGCTTCATTTGTTCATCAGTAGCGCCAAAGCGCCCGGCCCAATCTCTATCCTCATCCTCAGTGGTAAGTGGGTTATTCCTGATGAAGGCAGTTTCAGCCTCCTTCAACCCTGCATAGCTCTTTGGCTCCTTACTCAACCCCGGCAATGGGTTGCCCTGAGCGTCCCAGCGGACCCCCCGGTCATAATCACGTTGGACCTGAGCTATTTTTTGTATTTGCCACATAGCACGGTCAGCCAAGTCAAGGACTGCCATGTTGGCCTCTGGGGTATTTGACCGACTGATATTGCTTTGCGCAATTAACATGATTTCAGCTAAACGGACCTGCCCCAAACCTTTTAACTGTGCAGACATGTCAGCCAGGATGTTCCCTGATTTCAGCTTATCAAGTGCTTGGCTGATACTAAGCCGTTGTACAGAATCCGGATTACCAAAGAATCCAAGAATACTGTTCCACCCATACTTAATGGGTTCACCAGGCCCTTGGATTAGGCGTGGGTCATGAAGCAAATCATTAGCTAAATGCACCTTGCTTTGCAGGTTTTGCATCGTAGTGGATGCGGTTTGCAAACTCTTCATTTCATCATTGTAATTCTTAAGGTCTTCAGCAGCAGCAGTCTTGCCTGCCTCAACATTTATCTCACGTTGCACGCCCAAGCCCATCTGTTGCTCTGGGGTCATATTCCATGGGCTAGGTCCCCATCCACCGCCCCCAACAGGGACTTCAGGGGCCTGCCCAGGTTGATAGGCCAATTTGCTACCCGGTCCGGCACCAGCAGGCAAGCCAGCCGGTCCAGCATCACTCATACCAGGTGGCTTGGTAGTGAGCATATTCTGGGATTTCTGACCTGTTGTAATCTCAGACGGCGCCCCCGCTGCCTGCAATTGCTGCTGCACACCCCCTTGCCCCGGCTCAGTATATTCTGATGCTTTAGGTGTCTTTTTCTCAATTGCCCTCTTTAAGCGCTGGTCAGGGCTGAGCGTGGGGGCGTTGGGTGCCACAGTAGCTGGGGGTGCCACAGTAGCTGGGGGTGCCGTAGTGGTTCCCTTGCCGCCGGTAACTGCTGGAGCGCCTATTCTGGGCGGAATCCCTGGACGGTTAGGATCAGCCCCTAGACTGATTGGCGGCGGTGCCCCTTTTGGCTGTTGCGGCGCTTCAGAAGGTGGGGAACCACCAACTACCTCCTCAGGCACAAGCCTGCCATATTGATCAAAATGGTATGGTGCCGGTCGGGTTTGGCCACCACCCAAACCAAATTCAGCCTTTTGCGGCTCCGGCACCCACATTGGCGGCCTGCTGGGATCACGCGGGTCATAGAAGAAGTTACCGCCCTTGCCTGGCACCGGCACAGGCATATTCTGCATACGGTACGCATTATCAAGATACTGCTGCTGTTCAGGCGTTGCCCAATCAGGCAGTGCATTGATGTATTGTTGACGGCCCACTTGTGGGCGCATAGGAACCATGTTTTGAGCGGCTCCAGCAGGTATTTGTGGGCCACCCATTGCAGGGGCTCCCCTCGGGCCAGCAGCTACCTGCATTGGCGGCTGGCCAGCGGCTGCGGGTCCCCCGGCCTGTGCAGGTGCCGCAGCTTGTGGCTGGCCACCAGCTAGGGCTGAGATCATTGGATTCATGGCATCACTTGCGGTGTTCATTGGCTCACCGCTAAAGGCCATCCTAATGGGGTCAAATGGCTGATCCGTTTGACTTTGGGGGCCAACGTGTGGCCTGACCTTAAAACGACCATCAGTAGGGAAATTCTCGGGTGTGTAACCCATCTGCTCAGCGGCTGAAGAGTTAACGTCAACCCCACGGCCCGTCCAAGCAGCAGGGCCAAGGTCCGTTTGCCGCATAGTAAAAGTGCGGCCATCAGGGGTAGTCACATCAAACATCTGGCCTAAAGTGGCACGGTGAGGCAGTGCAATCCCCGGCGCTTCTTGAACAGTTTGTCCACCCGCTTGCTTTCCTTGATCAGTTTTATCACGCCAAGTATTTTGGCCTTGAAAATTGCCAAACCATGAGCCACGTACAGGAGTGCCGCCGCTGCCGTCACCCTCAGGCTGGAAACCCATGGCAACCGGGGTACCTTCAGATGGACGTTGTTGCTGCCCAGGCTGTTGTTGTCCTTGTGGGGGAGCAATGCCTGGCGGATATGGGTCCAATGAACGCCGATAGCGCTCAGATAAAATTTGTCGTTGATTAGCCGCAGCGTCTACCACACCGCCAGCCAGCGCATTAGCTATATTTGACCAGCCTTGCCAGGGGTTAGCAACCGTCTGAAACCGATGACCTTGAAGGGCTTTCACATAGTCATGCATCGCCTGAATCTGGCCAGTCGTTGCATAATTGGCAGGCATAGCGCCGCCCTGGTCAGGCAAGTCCTGCAAAGTCTTGATCGGCTGTATGCCACCCTGAGTTGGATTAGGCATTTATCTCACCATATGCCTCCGGCGCTTGAGCCAGTACCAAACCCAACAGGCCCACCGGGCGGCTGGGTAAACAACGCAGCACCCATATCCCCATACTGACTGTTGTTAGGAACTATGTTCATTGGCTGGCCGGGTTGTTGACCATACCCTGGCCGTGGACCGCCAGCCTGTGAAAGCTGCTGCAAGCGGTACTGATTTGCCTGATTTTGTGCTTGGACAAGTGGGTTTACCAACGCTTTAATCATGTTACCAGCACCCCCATATGGACTGGTAACCTGAGAGGTACCTGCTGGCGTTGGTGACACGCCAAGCCCTTGGTTCTGCACCAACTGGGGGTCCTGCAAAGTGCCAATTGCCATGTTAGTTCCTTTCTAGCCGATCAGGTGCCCTGCAAATCACAATATTAGCGGGCTCCTTGGTAGCGTAAAAATAGTCCAACTGTTCAGGGGCCGTTTTTGAGCAGGCCAGTGCTGCACGGACTTCAACCCAATCAGGGGTGAACTCAGTAATTGCCAAATAATGATCGCCAGCTAGGCACATCACATCAGCTTTGCTGTACGGTCCCAACCCAAGGAACTCATTTTCACGGCCCATTGCACTCAAAGCTAAAATTCTACCTTCAGTGATAAGATTGGGATTATAGTGGAACACACCACGGTTATTTTCACAGCGCTGCATGCCTTCTGGCAATGGTAACTCACGTGAGTTTGCCGGGAACATTTGCACAGGCCGCCTGCCGTCAATCAACCGTTGCTGCTGATACAGTAACGTCTCAGGGGCTTCCTGTATGTTCATGCCAGTGTCAATCATATTGCAGCCGCCAAAATGCTGGCCCCGCCCAATTGACCTAAGGCACCCACACCAGCTTCGCCAAGGCCAAACATGCCACTCATCATGTTATTGTATTGTTGCTGTTGCGCCTCGTACTGAGCCTGAGCCGCTTCCTGTGCTGTGCCGTAAGCCTGCATGAACGGTACGGTGCTTAGTTGCGGGGTCTGCACAAACTGACCGCCAGGCATCTGCGGCGCACCCCACTGCGCTAACTGCTGGGACATACTAAGCGGCAATTGATAGGTACCTGCTGACATTTGATAGGCTTGCGGGAAGGCTTGCGCCAGGAAGTTGCTCACAGACAGATCCTGACCGGTCATCAACGGCATCATGGCATTGTTGTAAGCCGTGCTTCCCGGCGTAAATCCCTGATTTTCCAACTGTGCCTGTTCTTGAGTCTTTTGCAGGTTAAAGAACGGCTGGAGATAGTTGACTTCGTTCCCCAGCATTCCGCTGGTTTGATTACCAGCCATCTGGGTGATGGCGCTATATGGTGATTGACCGCTGCCGTAATTGCCCGTGGCAAGAAGGTTCGGTGCTGTTGCACCAGCTTGAAGCTGGCTTAAGACGTAATTCTGTGCCGCCTGCTGTTGTGACGGTGATAAAGAAGTAGTTGCCGTATAAAGCGGTACCCCGCCCGGCCCCGTACCGGTCTGCGCATAATTCAACCCGCCCCAGATGTTTTGCTGACCCACTTCAGAGCCAGCCTGAGACCCTATATTGAAGCCCTGCTGCGCCGTACCGGCTTGCTGAGCCGGGGCTAAACCAGCATAAGGTGAGGGAGGGGGCGGGGGTGAACTACCCATGACGTTGCCCTTGTAACGCAGCAATCATTTGCATCATGTTATTTGCTTGCATTGGGTTTTGTGAAAGTTGAGACATACCAGTACCAAGCCCAGCCTGAGGCCAACTAGATTGTGCCTGACCTGGGACCTGCAAACCACCGTAACCATAGCCCATACGCTGCCGCTGCTGCATCTGCGGTACTTGATAAATGTTGGGGTTTGACAGCAATTGCGTTGAATTCGCATTGATGGCAGATGGGCTGGGTGACGGTGCTGGGATGTTAAGGTCAGCCATTATTGTGCCTTTTCAAGTGTTGGTTCCACCCGCGCTACCCGCTCAATTGCTTCCCTGAAACCTACCAGCCTGACGGCGGTGTTGCGGTTGCAATCGCGCTTGCCGTAATAGCAGCGGGCTATGCCCTCTACCCTGAAACCCAACTTGAGAAGTGATCTGGTCCAACCTTTGGCCCTCTTAGGAACCATCGCAGTGAGGCGGGCCGGGTCAAATTCCTGCAAAATGTAAACCGCCAGACACCTTATGATTCCTGGGGTCATTGTGTTCTTGCCGTAATAGGATACCTCTACATTCGCACCGTTCCAACCTTGAAATAATACCGCACCAACCAACTCACCATTGCGCACTAAGCCCACAGCGCGGTCATAACTATACCTTCTTTGGAGGTAACAGGCAAACAGCCAGTTAGCCACCAGTTCATCACTGTTAAAGAGCAATCCAGCGGTCATATAGCTCCGCCAAGCTCACTAATGCTGTTGAAGGCATTGACCTGAAATATTGGAAGGATGTCATTGACGCTGGGAACATTGCCATTGATGGTGACACGCAACCGCACCGCCATGGCATGACCCAAAGCATCCACTGACAGCCATGAAATGTAGTTCCTGTTGCCTCCGGCCCATAGCGCACTATCCCAAAGGTCAATATTCCATAATGAGCCGCCAATAATCTCACTGACAGTGGCAACTGCGGTTGACACTTCAAAGTCAGTATCAATGGCCAATGTAGGGGTGGTAGTTTGTCCTATAGTCAGCAGCGGCTGGATCATCGTCATGCGCTTGACCTTCCCCGGCTCGTCAAGCCAGTTGAAGGCGCATTGCATGTCAGCCGCTATGGGGTTCATATTATCCCCTAGCGAAATATAAGCCTGATTGATGTTGCCATTATTGTCACCGAAGTAAAGATTGTCCTGAAACAGCGCAAAAGTATTGGCGTTCCAGCCGCTAAAGCTGCACCACGCACCAGTTAAGGTATTCATGACAAACTGAACCTGCTGGATGTTTGGTGATTGCGGGATGTTCAGCAACGCCAATTGCTGGTTGGGGTAGGTAATGAATTCCCAACCAAAGTTCTGTTGATAAAGGTTTGCCGCCGCAGACATGGCATTTTGGATGCGGGCGGTGATGGCAACGGAACGGTCAGCGCTGGGATCAAACGGCAAGGCTTGTGAAATAGGAATCACACCCTGCTGGGTGATTACGGCCACATCTGAGCCAACACGGGTAAGGCAGCGCACGCCAATGGGCGGCGCTATGTCAAAGACGCCCACCAGTGACCATGCATTAGCGTTGGCGGGGTCAGTGCCAGCATAGAGGGCCACTTGGCCACGGCTGCTGATAAACATGGCGTAGTCTTGAGGCCCTGAGCCGCCGTCAATGGTCCAGTCAGCCATGCCTATTATGTGGCCCCCCTTGGTCCATATTGTGCCAAAATCCTGAAAGCCGCTAATAGGCCCGGTAATGGCCCCCACAGGCATGAAAATGGCCAAGGTACTGTTGGCAGGGAAGTACCAAAGACGCTGTTTTTGAGCATAGATGTTGATGAAGTTGTTGGTGGTAACACCACCCGGTAGGCCAGTGATAGAGGGTGTGGTCCAGGAACTGCCATCGTATTGCTGAAGCGGGTCAGTACCATTGACGGTCTGAATAACGTGCACGCCACCACCGGACGTAAAATTGATGTACTGCCAGCGGTCATTGCCCAACCCAGCTACCACACTGCTGGCAGTGCCGGAGGTGATGTCATAGATGTGCCCATCCATGGCTGCATAAAACTTTTCATTGGTTGGGCCGCGCCACACCATCAGGCTTTCAACTGGCATGCTGCCGGTAGTGCTAAACGGCAGGTAGCCACCACGCAGTTCCACGAAGCCGGGGCGGGGCACAAAGTTGACTAGGATGGCCGCGCGCTTGGGGTCCATCTCAGCCAATGGGGAAATGGCATCCCAACCATCCGTAGGTGCGGGTATCACCTTGGTTATTACATCTGGAGATAAGAACGGTACTTTCTGCACCGTCGCCGATTTGCGCATTTCAGCTTCCTGAGAAGTCCCCAAAGTAATGCTTTGATGCCACATTTCTTGCGGCAACAGCTTCCTCAAGAGACTTAAAATTGCCCAAGTAAATATCTCTACGGTCAACCATAATTCTGACGCGGTAACCGCCACGCCTTCCGTCAGGACTAACGCCAGTTACCCCAGTAGTATTTGCGGGCTTCAATGAAAGGTTCCTACCATTTTGCGTCCTTGTAGCTTCACGCAGATTGCCCCACCTGTTATTGGTAGGATCACGATCCATATGATCAATTTCTTTAACTGGCCATTTACCGGTCATCATTAACCAGATAATCCTGTGCGCCAGATACCGTCTATAATTGATGCTAACAGTTACCCGCCAATAATCATCCTTTGCTACTTTATGAATGCACCCAGCTATATCCCCAGGATGCTTCCTATAACGCTCAACCCTCCACCTCAAAATGCCGGTGGCTGGGTCATAATCAAGCATCTTATCAAGTAATTCTTGAGCATCTTTCTCATTGACGGGTAACCCGTACATATTAAGCTCCTAAAATTGACTGAGCATTATAGCATGTCAGGTGCTAGGAACGGCACCTTTTGGGCGGTTTGGGCTTTTCTCATTTGGTCAGAGCGTTAATCATGTAACGGCTTTCAGGCGGTGGTATCTTTGTGTACCTCACTATTTGATCAGCACGTGGCACCGTTTCAGTCCGCCATGGTGGGCGCAAATACCTGGCAGCCGGTGCATATGCCGCTCTGCGCTCCACATTTTCAGCTTCTTGCTCACCAGCAAATCTGGCATAGGTATGTTGCCGCAATGGCTCAAACATCTCACGGACTGCTGGGTCATCACTTAGGCCTGCCTTATTGAGTGCTTGAATAGTCAGACGCTGGGACTCAGGGATGTTTGTCCCTCTTGGGAACCCTTCAATATGTTGAATCCCATGTTGTACTTCATGAAGGGCATTGTGTATCGGATCATTATATCCCGGGGTAAACATAAGCTTATTAAATAAAAATTCACCGGTTTCTGGGCCATACATACCAGCATAATCTTCAGGCGCATTGAACACTGGCCGTTGCGCCAATTCTGGATAATGATAATACAGTTGCTCATGTTGGAGGTAATCACCTAAAGTTTGTTCCTTTCCCCTGAGTACATCACCTAAAGTTTGTTCACTTGCACGTTGCAATACTTCAGGCCCCCTTGGAATTGATGCCCCAGTATCAGGGATCTCAAACCGCCATTTATCTCCTACACCGCGTTCCCAGCCGGTGGTTGCCCATACTTCCGCAGGATCGGCACCCTTGGCTATCATTTGCTGCGCTTTCATAAGCTTCGCCGCAGGCGCATGTTGTGCAAGTATTCCTCCAAAGGCACCAGCCGCACCACGTTCTGCCGCTGGCATACCGCCGCCTGCCAGCCACTGCATAGTCTCAGCGGCAGGGCCGGGATCATATTGAGATCCAGGCTGTCCTTGACCGGTTGTTCTTAACTGCTCACTAGCCTGAAACATACGCTGCGGCAAGCTAGCTAACTGTTGGCCTACCCCATAAGCACCACCCATCAGCGCCTGTACCGCATGCTGAATAGGGATTGGCGGCGCAGCATAGTTCTGCGGCGTGACTACCGGGTCAAGGTCATCACCATTGGCCATGATTAGTCAGGCAGTAAGCCTTGCTCACGGAAGTAGCGCATCATTTCACTTGGGCTAGGGTGCATTTGGCTCCACGTTTTAACATCAGCACCGCCGCCACCATACCTTCTTGCATAATAGTTCTCATAGATGCCTTTATTTTCTGGGTCAGCATAATAACGGGCACTAGGGTCAGGTCCATAAATACGTACATCACTAAAATCTCCTGGCCCATGAGATATATAACGCCCCGGCATATCAGTCCTTCCAGCCGGGCCACGGGTATTAAACATCAAGCCAAAAGCGCCAGGCATTGGCACTACGTTACCGGCCATCTGCTGCAAATGCTGCGGCTGAACGCCAAACAGGCCTGGGGATTGAGACGGCTGCGGCCCTTGCAAAGCCGCAAGCATGTTAGGGTCTATGGCCATTATTTCCTTGGTAGCGGTATGGCTTTGCCTTTGCCTAATGCTTCGGCCCACGCATCAGGGCTAGCACGAAGCCAGCCCCCCTGACCCGCACGCTCAAAAAGTTCATTGGTGCTTAAACCTGGTGCTGGCCATGGATTGTCCCATCCTATTGATGGGCGGATCAGTTCACCGGCCATTTGCTGAAGATGCTCAGGCGGTACGCCGAATAGACCCTCCCTAATAGGAATACGTATGGGGCTAGGATGTTCCCAGAATTTTAAAGCTGGGTCGGAAGGTTGAACAGGGTTGAGTGGCTTAGGCGTATATTTATCAATATCAAGAAATGGACTAGGCCCAAATCTGTCATTCATAGCAACGGGGTTCCAGCCCACACTTCCCCCAGGCTTTGCCGTTGGCGTGCCTTGCAACGCTTTGATCATCTGAGAGCCCAGCAGCGCGCTTGGGTAATTCTCAAAGTCATTATCAATGCGTTGTTGGGGCGTGAACGGTGGTTGTGTTGGGATCATTTTTCAACCCAACCGTTGCAGCAGCCTTTAGCTTCTATCTTAGTGTCAAGAGAGAACACCTTAGGAAGCTTTTCATTGAGCATCTTGAATAGCCCGCACTCATCACCGCCATAAGTGCAGTTCTCACAGCGTACCTGGGTTTTGGTCAACCCTACATCCTCAGCGCTGACCTGTTTGGCCGGTTTGCCACCCGTATAGGGGCCGGGGATGTAAAGCCCGCAAGTCCACCCATCTTCAACTTTTTGATCAAGCGGTACGCAAATCTTATCCTTGGTCATCAAGGAGCATGATTTGCACTGTTTGTCACCTTTGGCGGGCAGGTAAAGGAACGCATCACGGGTGATTTTACCCGTCATGCCACCCAATTTGTGTTGGGAGACGCCAAAGAGCTCTTTCATCAGTTCAAGTTAGTGAAAGCGTAAGAACTTTGGCCAATGGTGGTATTTGAACATAGAAATGGGGTACTTGGTGACCATGCCGGTATAACGGTGCCGCCCAGGTCTTTATCAACCCTCAACAGTGCCATGTATTGAAGGTTTTTGTGAACTTCCCTGATAATGAATGATTCCGTTCCAGTGCACCCAGTCTGAGTGCCAGCAAGATTGATGACCAATCCAGGGAAGAACAGCCCTAGGAAATTAGTGGTCCCATTAAACGGCACTGAGATGATCGGTGAGTTGCTGGTGTTGCGCCATGTGAAGCCAGCACCCATGAGGGCTGTCCCAATGTTTTGACCGTAGGAGAAACCAACCCCATGAGCACTGATAAACCCCCAATGCATCGGCAGCCAATTAGCTGCGCTTGGCGGGGTGTTACCAACATTGCCTTCAGTGAGGCCAATGTAGAGGGTGCCACCGGAAGTGACTAACTGACCTTGCCCATAGGTAGTTCCGGCATTGAATGCTACTGGGCCTAAGAAATTCCAATCGCAAACCTTATACTGCTGTCCGGACCACAGTATTGGGTATGGGATTGTAAAGCTTGCGGCGAATCCTGACCCAGATACTGTGATTGCAGGTGGCGTGCCGCTTATCAATTGTGCCCATTGTGATGGTGCTATGCAGGGCGTGCTCCAGGGCGCTGGCCGCACCCCCATATATGGCCCTGAGTTCCATCCTTGCATACGGTTGAGGTAATCACAATTGCCGGGGGTAATGCCACCACCAGAACAACCGTCAGCATAACCTTTCCATGGGGTTGTTTCGTAATCACCTGACCCAAATGCCGGAGTACCACCACCACCATAAGCATTGGTCATGTTAAAATAGCCGCCACTATTGGCCGGGTACCGGAAATTCAAATGCCCAAAACTGCTGCCTTTAATGAAAAGCCGCCCTTCGTCAGTTCCTGTTGGGGAATGAAAGTCAACCATCAAATTATCCGTGATGGTTTCACCCGACATATTGCAGCAGATGTTTTCCAGATAGACATTGCCACCGTTATTGGGTATGTAGATAAATGGAAACGATTGCTGGGCATAAAATTGTGAAGTAGTACCAGTAGCTAAATCTGCCGGGGCGTTAATGTAAGCATTCTTGATTGTTGTTGGTGCTGGGGCACCAAATCCCCAGGTGCTGTCAACCAATTGCCACGGCATCAGGGTTTCTAGGTGAACACGGTCAACCGTAATACCAGCCCCAACAAAGGCCCGCGCCTTCTCCGCAGCATAAATTGTGGTCTGGGCTGCGATTGCAGTGGTTAGGGCCGTGCCACCAAAACTATTGCCGCCCCACGCCTGATACCATTCATCAATCACACGCCACACCGCTGCGTGAGTATTCTTGTGGTATTCAACCAATATGACAGGGATTAGTCCATATACGGTATTGCCAGCACCATCGACAGGATTCAGGTTCCATGCGTTATACGTGGCTTGATTACAATTCTGCCCGGTAAAGTAAAAATTGCCAGTTTCAAGGCTTGTCCCAAGTGGGAGAGTCTGACTCTGGCTGATAGTGTATATCCCGACACCACCAGGTGTACCGCTAATCTGATCGGTGATAGCAGTATAAGCGGAAACATTAGGGCTGGTAAATTGCTGACCAATGGCAAGCGAACCAGTGGTCATAGAGTCCACGTTCAGGCTTGTGCCGCTGATTGAGCCAATAAAGCTTGCCCCTCCTAATGCAAGTCCGGGGCCGGTCCAAAAATGTACGGGAAGAAGCGAATCAGGACCGCAAATCATCATATCAGAAGCGTTAAGCAACGGATCGCCGGTCAGCATAGCCTCGCTACTGACTGTCTGGGCATAAGCAACCGTCCAGGTGGAACCACCACCGCCAGTGATGGTGTTGCCATTAATAATATTTCCAGACGGAGCCGTTAATACATCACCAATGTTAATAGTGCCAGTAACCGCAGATACAGTAAGCGTATTGCCGCTGATAGAGCCCGTGAAGCTGGCACCATCCTTAACGGTGCCTTTGATGACAATTCCGCTTGCGTCGTAGGCTGCGCTGCTCAATAGGATTGGAAAGGTACGCGATGGGTAATCGTTACCTACAGCAAGATTGCCCTCTTCAGAATAGTTGCCGCCTATGACCACAGTACCAACACTTGAAGTATTGAGTACGTTGGTGTTGGCTTCATTAGCCCCCTCAATAATCGAATTGATGAATCCTTCCGTATTAATGATTGCCGCGCCAATACAAGCATTGGCAACGCGGTCATTATCCCACTTGTTCTCCGCTGCCAGCGCTGCTTGCCCTGGAGCAAGCGCTTGAATATTTGACACCCCAGCCAAGAACCCAAAATAGAAATTGAAAGCACTGCTATTCCTGATTAGCGTTTCATTGGCTCCGGCGCTGGTGCCTATGGTGACTATTCCAGCCCCAGTTCCCGGCTGACCGCAGTGAACGGTACCGCCTGGAGCCCACACATTAACGCTGTCAACCGTCACACCGTTTCCGGCAGGCAGCGTCAGCGCTACAGTGTTATTGAATCCCGCTTTCAATACACAGCCAAATTGGACCGCCCCAGGCGTTAACTGTGGGGGGCCATAAAGTAGTGCAGGGAAGAAAAACTGTGGTGCAAGTGAGATTGGTTGCCAATAAATAAGCGCACCATCTGGCCCAAGCTCACTTTGCGGGTTGTGGCCTATATTGCCCTGTTGCAGCGATTGCCATAGGATGCCCTCATATGCAACGACATTACCGGCTGCATAAGTACTGCCTGACAGCCACGCCCCTGGCGTCCACAGGTTAGGTGTTGCCGTAGTAAAGTTTGCACTTTCAGTGAAGCCCCAACCAACTGCGTTGTTTCCGGTAATATAGGTTGCATTCATAAACATGGCAACGACAAGTTCGTTGGCCTGACTAAAAGATCCGCTGGCTGGTAACAGAACGCTAGGAGAATTGGTTGAAGTTGATGTGTTATCTTTGGTATTGTACTTATCAAGCGGCGTTGTCGTGGCAATGCCGGTTGTGCTGAGCGCAATCATAGTGAAAGCGGATGGCCCATTAACCGTAATTGTATCCGTATTAGCAACTAGAGCCGTGGCATTGGCCGCATAGAAAATATAAGCACCGCCGAGCGTTGGGTTATCAACGGGTGTGCCAGCGGAAACGTAAGTATTGCCCTTGCTATCAACAACACCAGTGATGCCATTGCCGGATGTGTCAGTGACCAAAACTGTGATCAAAGCAGCAGTAGGGGATGCAACCGTAACCGTAGTAGCGGTACCGGGGCCTGCATTTGGCTGCCTGGCGATGGTCACTGGCGTGCCAATTGTGCCGGAACCTTTGAAGCTGGCCGCAGCTAGGGCATTGGCGGGTGTGGCGAAGGTATAGGTCGGGTTGTAGGTAACGGCACTTGTTGAATTTATGATCCTATAAGCAGCATCCATGCCGTTTCCACTGTAATCTGGCGACCCTGGCTGGCCATGGGCTAACTGAGTAGTGTTATTGACATAGGGGATCCTCATAGTAACGGTGCCCGCCACAGTCTGAGCGCCCGTTGTGATATTGGGGTATGTTACCGAAGTTGTGGACCCAGCCTGAAGGGTAAAATTACCGTTATACCCACTAGGAGTTACACCGGAAACTTGAATCGTTGAACCGGCAACAGGGGCCACCGGTTGTGCAGCAAAAGTTAATGTTGCACTTGTACCAGAACCACTAGCAGCAGTGGTTGCTGGGGTTTGGGCTTGAGTAACAACATAGCCGGGGGAATACCAACCGGCATAACCCTGAAATGTAAACGCGCCTTGACCACGCATGCTCCCTGGTGGGTCATAGAACAACGGGTAGGAGAAGGCATAGCCACCATTTCCAATATTGGCAGATGCACAATAAAGCTTGTTAACACGGCTTTGGAGCGTT